GAGACAGATATACGTTACTCCGCTTTTAATTTTATGATTATTGCGGAGATTTATTTTATATACATCTACTTTTTGTTTGTCCGTATTTTCAACAATGACAGTACGGTCAGTTTTAGCCGTTACGGTAGAAGGCAAGGAAGAATCATTGCGGGCGATCTGTTGCCGCGTCATTTGTGCCGCTTCTTGTACCGTCCTTGCGGGCGTGTAGTAAGTCGTTACAGGGGTTGCCCGTTCAACTTCTCGTATAATCGTCGTTGCGTCCCTCGGTGTGACGTTAATGGCTTTTGCAAGCTGTTCGGGATTCTTTGCCTGTTCTATTGTGATAACCTTCGGGGCTTTTTCGTCTTTATGTAAATGTCTATGAAAAATACCCCCCGCCGCAATAACGACAAACAATAAGCTTACAACAATAATAATAGGGGCAAACCGCTTTACATATTCGCTTATAGGCATATAGTATTCTCCTTAATCAACGTCAAAATCAAGAACTATATCAGCGTCAAACTCATTTCCTTCTATGTTTTCGCTGAATGTATATTGCCAGATATTAGCACCGGGATAGCCGCAATAGGGGTTAAGATGAGCAACCCACAAGCCGCACCCGCCAAGTTGTTCAGGATATAAATAGTTTTCAAGCCAATCAATGTTGGCGTACAGCCCTGTTTTTGCGTATCCGGCACTCCACAATTTGTTAATGAATATACTACAGAAATTCGTTAATTCTTGATTGCTCGGCATTCCTCTGTTGGCTTTGTAATCGTCAGCGTCTTCCATGTCATACCAAACGCCAAGCGGTAATTTATCGGGGGTAAGCCCGGAGCTTTGTAATGTGTTCAATACAAAGTCCGCTTCTTGATTGGCTGCGTCTTCATCTAGGGCGTAAGAGTAATGATATACGCCCACTTTAAGCCCCGCATTAATCGCTCCGTTTATGTTGTCGTAAAAGCAACTATCAAGTGTATTTCTTCCGTAACCAAGTCGAATAATTGCGAACTGATAGCCGTTTGCCGCTACCGTTCCCCAGTCTACTGATCCGTTGTTTTCACTTACGTCAATTCCTCGCATGATAATCTCCTCTCTAGAACTTCACCTTGTTTTCAATCTTTGTTCTTACTAAATCTAAAAATTTACCAAGCATTACATTGCCCCCGTCACGAAGGTTTTCGAGAATTGAAAGAAACTCACTAGAACCCAGATATAACCATACCAAGGAAACGGCAAACTTTCGTTGTCCACTCATTTCATCGAGTAATACCGCCGCAAATGTTGCTAATACGTAAGACAACACCTTTTGTACGAATCCCTTCCGCATATATCGGCTTGAAATAAGCTTTTTTTCAAACGCTATGGGAATTGCCCTATACTTTTCCCATACGGCAATTTCTTCAGGATTATACTGGTACTCGTCAATTAGCATTTGATAGGCGATAGCCGCCCACTTAGTGAGCAAATCCACGAATACCAAGATAATAAAAATCCCAAGTATCTGCACATGGCGAATACCGATAAGCCATAAGGCAAGGCCGCCCGCAGCACTCAATGCGGCCTTTAAAATAAAATTAGTCGTAAGCGTTTCCCATGTGTGTGAAAGCGTATCAAAAATAAAATTCATTTGCCCTCTCCTTTGCATAATAAAAGGGACGTTTGTCACGCCCCCTATTTAACTCTGTCGTACCCGTACACTCTACGAGCAATATTAGCTTTAAGAACATTAAAGCGATCTAACTGCTCACGCTTCTGTTCGCCGCTTATGTTCTCATTGTTCATAATTGCCTTGCTTGCTCTTGATAACTTCGTGAGCTGTTCCCTAGCTTCTTTGAGTTTACCGAATTGGCGTACATCAAAGTCTTCGGGTTTCTGCTTGGTTATCTTCGCTTCATTGAATAACTTGTTCTGTGCGTCGAAGTCATCATATACCCGTTGTACGCTGTTACTGCCTTGATACGGAGTTGCCGTAAACTTATTAATTTCAGGCATTTCATACCAACGTTTTGCGGGTCTGTTTGCGGTTTCGCCTGTGACTGCGTCTATCGCCGTAAGTCCAAGCGTCGCAAGGTTACCGCCGTATCCTCTAATTGTGTTATCCACTTTATACGGAGATACATTAAATAGCGACCCTATTCCCTTCGCTACTGCTGACGTATTTTGACCGTACTGTAAAGCGTCGGGAAGGTCTTGTTGTGCTTGCGGTACGATATTTTTATCTCGCCAGAAGGAATAATTTGAATACCATTCATAAATAGGGATGAACGCAGTCGGCATCCAGCTCGGCGTAAGTACGTCGGCCACTCGTTCGCCGTACCCTTTAAAGCCTATTCCCTTTCGTCCGTGTTCTTTATCGTCCATCCACTGAAGCATACGTTCAACGCTTGTTCCGTACAATACTCCCAATTCAAACGGCTTAGGAATCTTGATTAAGTGGTCACCGCTCGGAAGAATCCAATACGTATCCTTGACATACTGCGGCAGCTCCTGATATTCAGGGTTATCCTTATTGAGTTGCCACAATGCAACGGTAGGAATAGTTACAAACAAAGTAGCACGAATAGAAGCCCCTACAGGGTCTTCCTTCCACACTCTGCGGAGCTTGTCAGCACCCTGAACGGCGGCGTTAAAGAACGCCACAATCCTATTAGCTGTCTTGGTGTTCTTCCCTATACGGCTAAAGTCGATTGTAATATCACGGGCTTCAAGTGCTGCTTGTTGCGGTGTAAGTGATTTACGTTCACTACCAAAAAGCCTATTGGCAAGACCTGTATACCCTTTTCTAGCGTTGTCGTATTCGGCAAGACGGGTACTTATTTCGGAAGCTTCGGAGATCGCCCGCATTACTTCGATAGGGTTCTTTACAATCTTCTGCCACGTCGGTTCCTTTCTAAGGATTTCACGTATTTGGCCGCCCATATAATCACGGTCAAGCGAAACCATAGCCGCACCAGAAGCCCCGGACCGTAAGTATTCTTGATACAATTCGCCTTTCTTAAGGAATTGCGATACCCCTTTAAGCGTATCAAATACAGGTAAATACCCATGCTTAGAGAAGATTGCCGCACTTACGTTATCTCGTACAAGGTTAGCCAATGCGAACCCTGTCGTAGACGTTGCTCCGGCTCTTAACCAACTGGCGGGAGTTTGCATGATTCTTACAAGCAAGTTACTTGCGTTTTTATCGCTCATTTCTAACGCCGCTTTTAGTTCGGGAGTTGTTTCGTATACTACCTTTTGGCCACGTTGCCATACCGTAAAAGTATTGTCCGTTGCCCTTGCCGAACCCTCTTTAACCTGTTCAACAATACGCCCCATGCCGTGAATATCGGCAAGTTTCGCAAAGGTTTGAGCCACTTTGTTACGTTCAATGGCGTTTGTGAACTGGTACGTGTTCCGTAAAATGCTTTGTAGCGGGTCAATAATATCCCGTGTTGACCCCTTGAATCTCTTAATAGGGCTTGCCACGTTAATAAATCCCTTACTACTTGCAAGGAATCCGTCCATGCTTTCCGCTTTAAAGTCACGGAAGAACGGAACGTAATTCGGATATTTCTTAACAAGTTCGGCGTATATTTCAGGCTTTAACATGCCCGACTTAACAAGCTGTTGTAATAAGTGCCGTTGATATTTCTGTAATTCGTCAGCGGCTTTTTTAAATGTTTCGTTCTTTTCAAACTTACGCAAGGTTGCCACGTCTTCAGCTTTAGAGAATGTAGCCTTTTGCCCGTTCGCATGGAAGTCTAAATCATGCTTGGCCACAAGGTAAGCACTAAAGTTTTTACGTTCTTTAATCCCGATAGGTTCTAATATGGCTTTAAGCCCTTTAACCCCCGCCGCTTTATCGCCAAATTCAACAAGGGCTTGAGCCTTACCCGTCGCACCTCTGAATAACCACGCCTGTTTATATACGTCATTTTCAAACGGGATTTCCTTGCCGATTTGCTTATTTACTTCTTTCATTAATTGTTCGAACGGGTGCAACTCGTCAATGGTATGCGTATACAAGCTATGCCCTAAGTCAGAAAGCTTTTCTTTAAACCCGCCGTTATCGGAAATGTCTTTGATTCTCGTAGACAGTTTTCCATCATCGAACGAAATAGACCCCTTTACTCGCTCCTCGGGTGCTTGCTTAAACCATTCATGCGTAACCTTAGACAGCTTGTTAATCGCTCCGTTTAATTCCTTGTCCCTTGCCAGTCGTTCCGTAAAATGGTCGTAAAATGTCGGGAAGTCGGCTTTTGCTTTGTTTCTATCGCTTACGTAATCATGAAAAAACTCGGCGTACCCTTCTTTACGGATACCTTCATCGCCTAATTTGTCATACACATTGCCAAAACGTTCATGTACAACCTTGGAAAATTCGGCATTAAACTTCGGGTCAATGCTGAATCCGTTCTTATGGTCTACGTGATGACCAAGCTCATGCATAAGCGTATTTATATCGCCAAAATTACGAGTACGGATTACTTCCGTCATGCGGTTATACCAACCAAGAACGTCTTTACGCTTACCAAGCCGTCCCGATTTTACACGTTGGTCAAACAAATCGTTGACGGTATTAATAATTTCCCGCCGTGTAACAGGCCGCCCCAGTCGCTCAACGCCTTCCCCTGTCGGCTCTTCACCGTGTCCAGAATAAGCCAAGTCCTTGTTATTGACTTTTTCGTTTTCGTCAAGTAAACTAAAATTGCCCGTGGTGCTGTGGTGAGTATCCACCGATACAGTATCGTCTCGGGACGTGGGTCGCGGATACTCGGTCGGACTCACTAATTTTAATTCTTGAGAAATATTAGGGTTGACGTATTCTATTGCGTCAGCCTTTTTTATTTGCCCTTTATAAGCCCGAAACGCCCCCGCTTTATCTTTCAGCTTGTCTGAACCAACGGCCGAAGTTACAACTTTCCCTTTTTCGTTTCCCGCTTTTTCTACGGCTATGAAATGACCTATATTGTCATTTCCTTTCCAGTATTTCAGGTAAACATGTCTAGGAATTAACGTCTCTCCTTTTTTAACGGTTGTACTTAATATAAAATCAGGATTGGTTACCGTTTCCCCTAATAATCTTGCCCCAAATGCTCGCTTGGCATGTATGTTTTCTTTTCCATACCCCGCCCCAAAGTGTTTTATCATGCCGTCTATATTTTCTTTGTTTTTTCCGTAATCAAGCCATACTTTATTGCCTAACGGATCGACTAATCCATTACGGTATTCCCCCAGGCTTTCCCTCATAAGGTCTTTTAATTCTTCTTGAGACTTACCTCGGTATTTTTCAAATTCATTACGACTATATTCGGCAAAAGTATTGTTTACAGTTTCTGACTCTTCAAGTTTTTTGATTAAATTATCAGGCGTTATGTCAATATTTTGACTTGTCACCTCTTTTTTTGCGTTATTTTCGGCTAAATCATCAAAAACCGCCTTATTTTCACTTCTAACGCCGTTTGTATTATCGGTGCTAGATTCCATATTCAAATCATCTTTAGAACGGTTTAAATCCGATTCTACGAGGTCATTTTTTGCCGAAATATTTAAATTTTCTTTATCTCCGCTTACTTGAGAATTATTTTTATCGCTTTCAACGATTTCATGAGGAATTTCCTTTTCAGCCTGTTGGATTCGACGAGATTCGCCATTTTCAGATACTCCATTTCTCGGCGTACTCTTATAATCCCCGTAATTACCGTCAAACGTTTCACGGGCAATACGTTGGCGTTCTTCATCTCTAGCTACATTGGGATTAGGTCGTTCATATTCCCTACGAACAATAACCGCCATTTCTTCCGGTGTTGCGTCGGGGTGTTCTCGCATAGTATTTAATGCGGCTCTTTCGTTCCCCTCTGTTAACTCATGAATAGAGAAATCAATTTGCGTTTTCCAGTCATAAGGGTCAAGACCTCTTTCTGCTGCGTAGTCTTTTAATCCCTGTAATCTGTCATCTGTAAACTGAATTAGCCCTTCTGATCCATATTCGTCATGGCTTACGACTCTCGTATCAAAGCTACTTTCTGCCCCAATGTTCCCCGTGAGGGCTGCCGCTTCCACGTCCGTAAATCCCGCCGCACGGTAACGGTTGTAAATATCATTCTGAATATTTCCCGTTTCTTCGTACCCACCTTCAGGCCGTTCAGGTGTTACGTAATCGCTAACAGCTTCTTCAGGGATAACCCCTTCAAACATTCCTTGCGGTTCGTATGCGGCTGCAAGTTCAGGCGTTTCGCTTTTGATTTCGTTTCTACCTATATCGTCAAATGCTCCCGCCGCTTTATTACGTACGTTTTCTGCCGTGTCGCTTATCTTCTCTTTAATTTCTCCAACTCGTTCGGGGATTGCATCGGAGACTTTATTATAAACACCATCTTTAATCCCTTTAGGTACTGCCCCTTTGGTTAACTCTACGGGTAAAAATACATCGCTCCAAAGGTTGGTAGGGTTATCGATGATATTACCAATAAATCCAGAAGGGTCACTTACGGCACGTGTTACAGGGTCTATAATCGGGTCTATCGCAAACTGTTTTGCCGTTGCTATGACAGGGTTCCCCATAATTCCTTCGGGTGCTTCTCCGTTGGCCTTAGCTTCAGCGTTTTGCGTTGCAATCTCTGCAAGGTCTCCCGCAATCATCGGAGCGGCCGCAATCCCGGCTACTGCTCGTATAGGTGTCGGCATGAACGGAGTAATAGCAAGATTGGCGGCGGGCTTGCCGATAGCTTCGTTATACAAGTCTTTTCGTGCATTGGTGTAATCTGTACCGCCGTACTGTGTAAGAGTAGCTTCAGGGTCATCAGATACAACCATAGGAACAACGCCGCCGTTTTCGTTAGACGCGTTAACAATAGCGTTGCCAACTTGGTAATTATAATTATCCCAGGCGTTTTTTACATTGTTCCCCCAGTCTTTTATCGTGTTTCCCACGTTGGTTAACGTTGTTTCTGCTTGATCAGCGGCTGCCTTTGCAGCATTATCAAATCCGTTTTGCACGTATTCCACGTTGTTGGCAATGCCATTTTTTACGTATTCTACGTTGTTGGCGATTCCGTCAATAATAGACCCGCCGCCACTTTGTTGTGCTTGCTGTTGTGCCGCTTGTTGGGCTAACTGCTGCTGAATGATACCGTTTTCTACAATATCATCAAAATACCCTTGCGGTGTGTAATTTAAATTATCTTGTTCGTTCGGAAAAAGGTTATCAAACGCTCCCATGTTTTACCCTTTCATATATAAACAAGAAGGGACGTTATAAACGCCCCTTCTATTAATCATCAGGCACCCAATCGGCGTACCTGTTAAGACCCTTTGCGATTAACTCGGATTTAATCTGTGCTGACGATACCCCTGACGCTTTTAACTGGTTAATTCTATCAGCAACCTGTTGTTGCTCTTCGTCGGAGTACGTCGGATTAGCCAAGCCCATAGACGTTCTAAGCTTAGCATAATACGGGCTTTCAGATTCGTCCTCTCCAGGGTGGCTTGATTGCCATGCCTTATGTAATGTAACGAGGTTTTTAACGGCTGCGTTTTGCTGTGCTGCTCTCGCCGTTGCCGCTTTCGTCGGGTCAACGTATTTACCAACATACTTCATTGAGCCGTCAGCCCCTACCATGTAAGCCGTACCGTCATTCATAACCTTGATATTTTTCTTTCCGAAGTTACCAAGGTTTTGTATCTTACCGTCATCGGTCATTACGAACATTTGGCCGTTCTGTGCTTGCTGCATGTTTGATTTTGCGTAGTTGCCAACGTCATCAATTGTGCCTTGAGTCATATTGAACCGGGCAACGTGTCCGTTACTCATCTGTTGGAACTTGTAATCATCATGCAACGCATAAATGCTGTTAAGGTTGTTCATGTCAATTTTTTCAGCACCTATCTTATTAGCGTAGTAATTGTACCTATCGACGGCGGCCGCAATGCCCTTAACCTTCTGCGAATTATACGTATCAACAACCGTATTACCGTCCTTATCCTTGGTATAAATAAGGCTCTGTATGATTTGATTTCGCATAGGTGCAAGAACGTTATCAGAGAACGCATTAGCCTGTTTGGTGTACTCGTTGTTCACATCGGTATTATAGAGTTCCTCGGCGATCCCCTTAGCTGTTTTAAAGTCCATACCCGATTTAACGAGGGTCAATACATCTGCCCCTAGCCGCTTCCGTGCGTCCTTTATAATGTCGCTCTTATTCGGAACTTGATAGCCCGGCTTATCCTGTTGCGTCTTGTTATCCGTATCGGTGCTATCTACCTCGCGGGACGCATTACCGAAAAAATTCGGATTCCCCGTTACCATGCCAAAATACCCTTGCGGCTGTTGCGGTTGTTGGCCAAATCCCCATAAACCGCCACGTTGATTAAACGAAGGTGTCGAAGAAAATGCCGCCGGTGCCGCCGTCGTATCGGCATTACTGTTTTGTATCGGCTGTGCCGTTGTCGGTGTAGGTGTTACAGGTGTAGCCTGTGCAGCTTGAGTAATGGGCGTTGTGTTCTGACTTTGCCCGAATCCCCATAATCCACCGTTTCCATTGCCGATTTGACTACGAAGGGAATTACTCATATACTGCCCCGCATTAAATTGTGAAGCGGGTAACGACTGATTCCATAATCCGTTACGGCCGTCATCTACAACGGCCGTTTTGTCTGCGGCCTGTTGCTGTCCATTCCCGCCACCGCCAAGAACATCGTTAAGCCCTTTAGCCATGTTGTTTTCATTCAGCTGTCCCAGTCTATGGGTTGCGTACATTCCCGCAAGCTTACCAAGTGCCGCCCACGGCTCAAAGTCCTGTAAATAAATCGTACTCATTAGGCTTCTCCTTTCTTACTGCCTTTCTTCTTTTCGCCATCATTCAAGGCCTGTAATTCTTCCTGGCTAATCCCTTCGGCTAAGATACCGTTAGCGTAAAACAGATTATCCCCGTCACATTCAAGTTCATATACCGTTTCTGTAATGCCTGTATCTTCCTTGCTTGTGACCTTTTGCCAACCGTGTACCGTCATAATAGGCTCGCCAACTTCTACTTCAGATACAAGCTTCAAGCCGTCGTTAGTAAGTACCTTTTCACTGGCGGTAGTAACCACGCCTGTATCTTCCGTGTTAAGTCGTACCGTCGGAGATTCGCCCATTTCGTGCATAGCAATAACGTTAAGCACTTTCCCAAGGGATATAACCTTATCACCCGTAATAACTTCTTCAATCGGCTTACTGCCCTCAACCGTTGCTATTTCTGTACCTTTTGCAAAACAAAATCCGCTCATAAATCCTCCTAAAAATCCGCCGCTTCCTTGTCGCACCGTTGTTTGTGCGGGTGCGGCTAATCCATAACGTCCTTGCATGTAGGCTTTTAACAAGTCCTCATTATCTGAGTTGTTAAGCTGTGCCATGGTGTAATAATCTTTAGCCGGCTGTATTGCCGCCTGTTGTGTCGAGCTACCCGTACTAATCGGAGCGGCCGCCAATCCTTCACGCTGTCCAACAAGTCCCGCAGCTGTTCCCGCATTATTTACCTGATTGGCGTATCCCTGATTCATTAACGCCGCCTGATTCATAATGCCAGACTGTTGGTTATTAAATTGGTTGCCCCACAAATTCATCTTTGCCCCTATGCCATTCAAAGCGTTGGTATAGGCTTGATTGTTGAGGTTAGCCGCCGTATTAATATCTTGAGTGTATTGTGCTGCCAGTGCGTTCGTTGCGTTTTTGGATATGTCGTTGATAGCACTGTCAGCCTGTGAAGAGTTTATAATCCCACGACTGGCCAAACCTGATAACGCATTCCCAACGGTACTTTGTAAGTCGTTGTTTAAAGCCGTCTGCCGTGCTTTTGCGTACGCTTCAGGGATATTGCCTTGAGTAATGTCGTTCATGGCGGCCTGATTCTTTAGTACCGCTCCGTTATACTCATTGGCTAGGCTATCGGCGTTATTTACCATTCCGTCTGTTGCCGCTCCTAGTTGCTGAGCATACTTTGTATTATCCGTAAGGTTCCTCGTCCCCGCGGATGATACTTGATTTTGTAGTGCCGCCAGTGCGTTTTGGTTGCCATTATTAGCAGCCAAATAATTGTTATACATGTCTTGATAATTCGGCGTGACAGCGTTGTTTAACGCTCCGTCTCCCATACCCTGAAGCCTATTAGCACTAGCGTTTGCCCCGTTAATCCAGTTTAACTGGTTTTGAAGTAACCCTTTTTCTTCAACGCTTGCTTCAGGCAGATGGGCTTCAGTGTGCGATACTTTAGACTTTTTACCGCCACCGCCGAAAAGCTGTAAGTTAAATATCATGTTTATCTCCTATAAGGTGCGTTCAAGGCTTTCTTTGTTCGTTATAAGGACTTTATAATCCTTCCCATAATAAGTGTAGTCATAGGCGGGTAGCCGCTTCATATCCCATTTTTTAACAAACCCGTTTACGCTTTTTCGTGCCGTAGCCGTAACGATTGTATCAAGTTTGTTCTTGTCCATTACGTCTATAATGAATTTCCCGATTACTTTCATGTTTCCGTATGTCTGTAAAATGCTAAACACGCGTTCCCCATGTTCTTCGTTAATCCCCCAAAATATGAACCCTTCGTTAGGGAAGAAGTTAAAGTATTGAAAGTTATCATCTCGGAAGTGATTACCTTCGTCAAAGAAAAAGCCATCAAATGAAACCTTTTCACCCGTTCGCCGTTCGTAGTCTTTTACCATGTCTTGTAAGCTATCTGTTTTCATGACTATACCCCCACGGCAATCCATTTCATTGTTGCCGTTTCAAGTAACATCCCTTCAAGCATAGAATGAACTTCATACGTGAAGTCGGTCTTGTTCATTTCGCGAGCAAATACGGAAGCGGCTGAATTACCCCAAAAACGTCCGTATGTTCCATTGGCTACAGGTGTAATGGTGAATCCCATCCACAAACATTTATCACTAAAAGCAGTAGCGAATGTCTGGCGGGGGAATATCATCGGGTCATTGCGGGTGTCAACCTGTTTTCCAACCTGTCGTTTACCGCCTTGTATGGTGAAATTATGAAACGCCTTGCCGAACTTCATATACCACAAGTCGGGATTACTTGTATTAAATTCCATGCCGATAGACGATAGCCCTGTATTCCCCAATGCTTGTACAACGTCATTGCCGTCTTTAATATGAAGAGCCGAAATAATCGAATTAACAGCCCCAAGCGAAACGCCTAATGACAAATTCGTATCGGCGGCATTGCTTGTAATGATATTGACGCTGTCAATTGTGCCGCTCCCGTGCGTTACTTTTAACTTGCCGTTGTCATAGGCCGCCGACTTTACAAACCCGTCAAATATCGGCTTATGTGCGGCTGTATCGGCTTTGTGATTGGTTAAGTCACTTCTAACAGCGTTGTCAGCGTCGTTTATATGCTTTAACGTGTCATCTGCTAACTTTGCTTTGGTTACGGATTTGTCCGCAAGGTTTACCGTTTTTACTTCTCCATTACCAATGCTTACGGATTTAATACCCTCGTTAGCAATTTGCGTACTTGTGATAGAGCCTGTCGCAATACCGCTTCCGTTCATACTCGGCTGATAATATTTAATGGTCTTTACGCTCGTTCCGTCTGTTACTACTTCGGCAATAAGTACACGCTGTTTACGTTCCCATTGAGATCCGTTATATACGTACATCATGTCCATAATGTCGTTGTAGTACATGGCGTTTAAAACCGTATCAGGCGGCGTTGACTGTCGCACCGGCTTTACGGTTGTACTGCCATAACTTACGGCACCGCTTCCAGTCCGCTCTACATATATGTACTGCGTTTTATTAGGCAGCAAACTCCAAGCACTCACCTTACTATCAATAGACGCCACGTAATCAACTGCCCCAAACTCGTTATACCCGTCTGCAAACGATACAATTACGGGCGTTTGTGTCCCGTCGAGCGTTACGCCTAGGTTATCCCCTGTTAAAAAGGAATATTCCCCGTTGCTTATCTTGCCGTTAAGAAATCTATTGCGGAGACCCGTCGCACCGCCGCCGCTTTTTAGTTCTACTGTTCTAGCGACTTCTAATATTTCGTCCCGGTTCTTCTTAATACTTTGCCGCACTGTATCGCCTTGAGGCGTTATATCAAGTGCGTATTTTTCTTTATATGCCATAGGCTATACCTCTTCATATGTGTAATCCAATTGCCGTAAGGAAATAGCTCCCTTTTGCACATGGATTTTAAACTGTACGTTACGATTAGCACCGCCGCCGATTTTATATACTTTCGTGTACTCGTTAACGTTTAACTTATCGTCCGCACTAAAAGTACGTTCATCGGCGTAATATGTTCTGGTTGATTTACTAGCAAACGTTACAGGCTTCGGTGTCTTGTCCGATATTTGTACGCTACCGTAGCCGTCTATCAGGTTATGAGTTACGAAATTGTAATTCATAATAAGAACGAACAGCCGCATTGCAAGCCTGTTTCCGCTTACTATAGACGTTTCTATTTGCTGTCCGTCGTCTAAGTCTGTACGGTCATCAAGCACCCCTATTTTATTGCCGTACGCAACGTAAATGTTCTTATTCACGTCCACCACATCATGCACGTCATGAACAAACTGCCGTGACGTAAACACTCCTCGGCCGTCCTGATACCTCGGCAAGTAGTGATACAGGAAAATACCACCGCCGTTATGCGGTTTAATCCATAACTGCTTACGGCTCGGGCAATGCCACATCTCGCAATCTTTTCCAACGTATGTAAGTAGATAAGAGTTAATGTTTAACCCTGTCTCAAACGGCTGTATCTCTGCGTATGTATTAGTCGGCATGAACGACATTAAGCCCTGTTCTCCAAGGTAATAACTTCTATCGTCTATATTAATCGCCGAACCACTACAAAAACCCGTGCTAGACAAAGGGTATACGGACAAATTCCCTTCGTCAGGCGTTCCAACGACCTGATAAACCTTGCCGTATTCCTTATAAACAATAATTGCACGTGTAAGAAAATCGACGGCAACTATTGCCCCTTTGTCTTTATAACCTACGTCTAAATACTGCCCGCTTGAGCTGTCGTTTTTGTTATTCTCCCAACTGTGGTAATCGCCAATAGCGGACCACGTCAGCCGATGAGAATAGATAGACGCAACGAGAACACGACCCGCATGGCTGTTTACAATCTCACAAGACGGAGAGCCGTCTACTGTTGATAACTCACCCGTTCCGCTTATGGCTTGCAGCTTACCGCCGCTCGCGATGAGAATATCACCGCTGTAAGCGTGATACTTCGGCTTGTGCTGTCCTGTGAGCGTTCCTAATCGCTTACGTGTTTTCAGATCCGTTTCGTATAACTCTGTTCCGTGAGTAAAATACCACTTATGCCGGTACACGTCGTAATACAGTGTGTCTATCGACATTCCCGCGTCATACGCAATGGTTACCCCTGATACCGTTCTTAATGCGTTGTCCGTTCTGTCGAACTCGCAATTCATTGCCTGAGTAAGTGCCTGTATATCAATCCCTTCAGGCGGATTACTCCAGTCAAGACCAAGCCTATATCCGTTTGTACTTGCTATTGCTCGTTCGCCCATTATGTAAGCCCTCTAGCCGCCTTGATTAACTCCGTCAAGTGGTCAATAAACCCTTTATCATAATTGGCGTAATCAATCATTAGCGACTTCTTTTTAATTAAGAATGAAATAAGTTGCACGAGGTACGACGTAAAAAACTCGCTAAACGGAACGGCTGAATCCATGGAATTTATATGATTCTTGCGAATGCTGTAAAACACGTCTTGCACATCTTCACCGTCATACGTTGAGAACAGTCCGTTTACAATCCGTATGGGATACCCGCTTTTAGGTACGAATCCCATAAAGTTGGTAGGAACATCGCTATTGTTCGTTACCGTCATACTCTTAACCACTTCATTATCACGAATTGCAACCAGTATCATAGAGAGGTAATCAATGCCAGCGTTTATATACTGAATGTAGTCGTTATTATCGTCCAGTATTTCGTTGCTTTCTACACTAATCAGCGTAATCAGTTCTTGTACTGTCATAATCCCAATACCCCTTAGAAAGAACATAGCCGCTTTCACTATCGGAACTGTTATTAAGCGACCGCAAGGCCTCTATCATGCTTCCTGTAATTCCCGATACATCTATGTTCATAATGCGAGCAACCATATAATCAACTAAAAGAGTTTCAAGTTCAGCAGGGTAATTGCTGTTATCATCGAATTTTTTATACTCTGCCGAAGGCACATAATCGACGGATATAGCTTGTTCTTTATCGGCTTTAAACTTCACTGTCTGCAAATTTAGAACATGATACCCGCGAACCTCTTGCCCGTCTGCCGTAACCTTTCTAATTGCCACGCACTGATTAGGTAGAAAAATTTGCCCGATTCCTCTATCTTCATACGTAGTAACTCCAAGGCTAGGGCAATATTTCCCCATGAGCGTGTTTAGTAACTGGTTACCCTCGTTATAAAACTCTAAAAACTGATAAGGCGTGTATGTCTCTTGTGACGTATCGCCAACTTGCATATACGCCCTATTAATTAAATCTCTAACTCTCATATACACCTCATATAAGAATAAGGGGAAAGGTTATCCCTTCCCCCTTTGTCCTTTGCGTTCATTATTTTTCTACCGTGCCGCCTGTAATAACCTGAATTACGCCGTAATCCTTGCCGTTATACTTCGATTTTTCAATACCCGCATACAAGGAAATGCCGTTACCTTCACGGTTGCCATAGTCACTAACCTGTTTAATCGGAGTAGCTTCTTTTGCAACCCCGAAGCACGCAGCCTGTTTGCCAAGCAACAAGTTATGGCATACGTTTGCACTGCTTGCCCCTGTAGTCGTGTTAAGGATACGTTCATATTCGTACAGGATAACGCCGTCATATTCGCCTAACGCACCCGTGAAAATCGGATTTTCTCGGCCGCGGACGTTTGCTTGTGCTTGAGATTGAATCCATACGGGATCCGTTTTAAGGTCTTTGGCCGCCCAGGGCGAAACCAACATAATATAGCGGTCTTGGCCGTCTACTTTTACCGGGTTTACCTTCGGAGCGTGAAGCATTGCTTTACGTCTAGCACGGGAAATCAACGCACACGTTAATTTATCGTTTGCCGTCGTACCGGCTTCAGTACCCGCAGCCGAAGCAAAAATAACTTCTCCAGCTGTAGGGGAAGCAGTTAACTTCTTAATGAAGGTATCATCAAGCCAATCCGTAACCCACTGTTGAAGAGCCGGTTTAATAACCTGAAGGTTTTCGTACGGGCTTTTCTGGTCATCAGCTACGAAACGAGCGACAGCGTTACGAACAAGTTCAACGGGAACAGCGAAATCATAAATGTGTAATTCTTCTTCGTGTCCATCGAGCGTATTGTTACCTTTAATACCGTCACCCGTGAGATTCATTGCAAGGCCAAAGTATACCTTATCACCCTTAACGCCTTTTAATTTCACATTCTTGTGAATTACATTGTTGCCGTTTGCGTCTGTAAACTTGTCGAAATAAGACGCTTTAACGCCTTCCGTCCATACTTTCGCAGCCCATACTTTCGGTACTAAATTAGCGGGAATTTGAATTTCGTTTGCCATGTTTTTATCTCCTATTCAAGTAAATTATCAAAATACTTGCGTACGTCTTCAGGAAGCTTGTCCGCTTCTCCGTTCTGGTACGCTTCCAAAATTTCTTCATCGCTTAACTTCGGCGGCGTGTTATTGCCACCGCTTAACGCTCCCGCCTTCGGTAAGGTCTTGGCTACATCTAACGGGCTATCCTTTACTGTTGTTGCCGCCCGCTTGTTTTGCAACTCTTTTACGAATTTACGGACGATTTCAAAATCCGCTTCCGTACCTTCCCCGTTGTCAATATTGGCGAATGCGTTGTTAATCGGTCTTGCGTCTTTTAGCGTCATTTCATTAAGAGCTTCTACGCCGTCTTGATACAGTTCATTGAAGTTCGGGAGTGATTTTATTTCATTCACAAACGTCTGATTCTTCTGTATCTGGTCGTATCGGCTGTGCATTTGGTTAGAAACCACATACTCAATTTGCGTCTGTAGTCTCAAAAGGTCTTTGTATTTCTGTTCGTCTTCATACATTAACCCTTCCACGTCTTCAGCCTTTACCCCTAATCGCTTTAACGCTTCTTGCTTTGCAAAATCTCGGATATTAGCTATTTCCTGTTCAGGTAATGTAACGGGTGCTTGCTGTGCCTGTAACGTCCTTGCCCGTTCTTCAGCCGCTTTGCGTCTTGCCCGTTCTTGAGCAAGTGCCGCTTTTAAATTCTCGGCGTGTTCTTCGCCTTCGGCTTCTTTAGGCTGCCCATCTTGTTCTTCAGAATCTTCAGAATCTTTAGACTGTTCAGACCGTTCAGGCTTTTCGCCGCTTTCTTGCGTTTCAGGTTCTTTACTGTCGGATTCTTCAGGGTTGCCCTGATCCATTTCGTCTTTCACGATTTCTAAATCTTCTTGAGTAAAGCCCATTTCTTCAGCATTAACCATTTCATTGTTATCCATAGTAATATCCTTTCTGCCGTTTAACGTCATTGCCGGACGAAATAATATAATTGCAGTTTAACGCCGTTACAGGGCGAATGTGGTTTATAATTAGCCGTTTAACGTCTTGCTAAGGACGGAAAAGGAGGGGACAGTTTATAGACGTGTCCAGGTCTGTTTTTACCTTTTATTGCCCTAGTTGTTGCATATTCTGCAATAACTGCATTTGTTGCTGGTCTTGCCCTAACTGTTGCACGCCTTGCGGCTGTTGTATCTGCGGCGGCGGTGCATATCCCTTCATGGCTAACCGTTCTTGCAATATCTCTTCAGGAGACATCTGTACGCCTATGCTTGAAAGGGCTGTGCTTAACGCTTCGGCGGGTAAATCCGCAAGCCGTCCGTTTATGCGTACATCGGGTAAATTCGGCTGTTCTGCCGCTTCTTGCAGGCGTTTCTTAACGCTTTCTTTTTCAGGGAAGTCCATAAAGTCCAAGATAATATCCATCGGAATATCAACGCCTGATTTCTTCGCTTCAAGCAGTTGATACAGGTTTGCCCGTCGTGCTGTTGCAGACGCTTGAGAGGTCGTAATGACAATGTCGAAATCAAAGCAAGAAAGGTCATATAATACCTTCTTAATCGGATTTCCTTCTTCGTCTGTTTTCGGCATTCCTGTAGCCGGGTCAACCGCAAATTGTTCTTGCATAGGTTGCCCTAAATTCGGCGTAATCTGTATAAATTCTTTCTGCCCGTCATCGCCAAGTATCCGCATTGCTTTATCTTGGTTATAGAACTGCGGTATAAGCCCTTCGGCGTTCTTCTCGCCCCACAAAAGTTGAACAATCTGCCGCTCTGTTTCCTTCGTCTGGTCGAATATTCCCGCCGTCTGTACTGTCGTTACTGATTGTCGTAAGTCGATCGCCTTGCCGCTCATCGCTCCAACGCTACCGCTTAGCGATTCAGGCGTTATGCCGCTAATCGAATAAAAATCATTACTTGATTGTTGCTCAAGATTTATATTTACAGAACTGTCATAAGCGGGTGTACCGTCTTGATAGCTTACGCCATTCGGTAAGAATATGTTTGCTCCGGGCGTTGTTGCTTTTTCCGCTATCGTCTTCTTTAGCTGTTCGTCAACGACACCAGTCCAGAATTTAACGCCTAATGACTGCTGATTGACAACGTGCATGCGTTGGCTGCGGTTCTTGTTTAATTCCCTCTGTGCGTCCTTAATGTCTCGCACAACTCCCGCCGGTTCTAACTCGGCGTCTGACAGTTCTCCCGTGTAGTAGCAATATTCACGCACTAACGGGAATTTGCCATGTTTATACGGGCTTTCGCCTTCTTCTAGTAAAACATCATCGCAAAACGTCGCATATCGTATAACCGTCTTCGGTATCGTTGTCGGTGGCGTTCCCGTTGCTTTGAGTTGTATAAACAGCGGATTATCTTCCGTAACTACGCCTTCTTTAGTCATATAGACTTCTTGAGTTTTGTACTCTTTATACCAATACTGAACTACTCGTACTTTTTTGAAGTCTGTATCATACCAAAGTTTTTCCGTATTTATCGTGTCAACGGCTGTTTCCGTGCTGTCAAGCTTATGCTGCAGTGTGTCTATTTCTTTCTGCTTGTCGCTGTATATTTGCCGCAGCTTATCAGGACTTTCCCAACTGTAACGGCCGCAATACTGGGCGTCGCTCAAATCTTCTTGTTGTGATTCAGGGTCTATAAACGCGTCAAACGGGCTAACTCTGTCAATTTTAATAGTCCCGTCGAGCCGTGAGTAATCAAAATCGTACGTAATCCAATAGTTAGCCAGTCCGCATATTACTTTATCTCTGAAGCATTTATTTTTCGTTCTCTGATAATTTGCACGGTCAAGACAATATTTTGTAATACCTTTAGCCACTCGGCTTATTCTATCGTCTTCTTCAGACCTCGGTAGAAAATCAGGCTCCGTCTCGTTTTGTGCTGCATATCCGCATAACAGATTTATAACCGGTCGGATTCGGTTAATTGTAATTGCAGGTCTTCCCGCTTTCTTCATACGCGATAAATCAGCGTCAGCCCATTGCTTGCCTTGCATAAACTCGTAATCTTCTTTCGCTCGTTCTCGCCAATCGCTAGTAGCACTTAACGCACTTTTTACCCTTCGACGTGCCGCTTCTATATCAAAGCTCTTTAAATCCCCCATGCTGTCACCTCTTCCGCTTCGTCCATTGTTTTATACCCGTCGCTAAATTCCTTCTTCGGCCGTGTCGGTTTAATCGGTCTGCTCATGCAGAAATACCGCAACTCGTCATACGCATGATCTTCTTGAGTTGTATCTACGTCTTCAGGTTTTGACTCATCATATACAAGCTCGGGTAGTGTTCTTAACATGTGTTTGCAGTTAGAGAAGAATTTAATTTTATCTTCCCTTAAGTACTGATGAACCATTAGTTTTCCCGCAATGCGTTCAGAATTGGAACGCGTAAAATAAATCCCGTGGCGTTCAAAGATTTCCGCTATGCTTTCGCCCTGGACGCTCCATTTCATACGGTCGTCTTTTTGCCAAATCGCTTTATCTGCTACGTCATACGCATATCGTTCATTGCCCGATAACCTCACTACCTCGGCGGCTACCTCGTCCGGCGTAAGCTTCAAACCCTCGTCAGGCTCGCCTGTACAGCCATAATATTCACGATAACAATGAGCAACGCCGTCATAATCAATCGCATACCAATGTACGGAAAAAGGCTTAGAAAATCCCCAGTCCATCGAGCGGACTTTTATCCAGTCATCAGGAATCGTAAACGGCTCTTCTACGTGTTTATCTCTGTTAAATTCGGCAAAAACTTGCCCGATAAATACATCCCAATCACCGTATAAAAACGCTTTCTTCTCTTGCTCCGGCAACGCTTCAAGACGCTTTATGTAATTCGGGTCGTTCTTCATAAGAACGTCGTTATCATACACACGTGCGGGTATAAACATCTTTTCTAGTCCCGTTGTCTTGTCGATAACTTCATGCTTGCCGTATTCCGTCGCTTCTACGTATTTACGCTTAACCCATCCGTGACCCTTGCCGCCAGGGTTGCAACTACCGCGGAAGCGGACAGGGAAGCCACGAGACGAACGAAGACACGCAGTTAATAACTCAGCTGTTCGTTCCGTGTGCTTCGTCAACTCATCAATGCCAAGGTAGTCGAACTCTTGACCTTGGTATGTTTCCGCGTCTTTTTCAGTCCGTACATATCGAAATAATACTTTAGATCCGTTTATTAGCGTCGCAATGTGTTTTTGCTCCGAATACTCGTACAACTCTTTCGGAACTGACCGCTTCCACTCTCTTATTACGTTCGCTTCAAGATTCGGATATGTTTCTCGGAACAAATACGCATTACAGCCGTTATGCTCAAGACAGTAAGCGAGACAATCCATAACTAACGCTTTGGTCTTGCCGCCACCTCTTGCACCGCCGTAAACTGCATACGGAGCGTTACACATATGAAATTCATCTTGCCGTACATTTGGCATGTAATCGATTGTAATATTCATATTTATTCCGTTTTTCTTCTTCTATCCCGTGCTTATACGATACTTTTATACAACTTCAAGGAATATTTCTATCAGTTTCAGCGTTTCCATTTTCCCTATATATGTATATAAGACTATTCTGTATCTTCGTTCCGTCGCATATGAGAGAACTCTATAACAATCGGCTGTCCGTCTTTACCGCTTAACTCCGTCTTCTCGGTCAACAACGCGTAACGCTTAGCGAGAAGTTCAGCCGCTTTTATTCGCTCTTTCATTGCGATCTGTTTTTCCTTCTTCTCTTTCGCGTTTTTATAACTCTTTTCTTCTGTTAATTGTCCTCTCATTGCTGACGTTAAGAACTCTTCAACTTCTTGAGCCGTTGCAATCGCTTCGTTTTTTACTTCCGCTTCAAGTTCTGCGACCTTTTCCCGTACTTTAGCATTCGTAAGCAATCTTGAGCCGTGCATTATCGCACTCTTTTTGCTATATCCCGCTCTTTCCGCTCTGTCTCTTATACACATCTCCGAGCCCACGAGACGGAGCTACATCTCGTATG